TTGATGCGATAGGCGATGCGGACATTATAGCTGTTGAATCTCCACTGGATTAATCATCATGGCAAGAATGTATGCACCCCCAATCGAAGAAGCTCGCGACCTTGCAAACCTGCGAGGCATCATATTCACATTTGTTGGCGAGTGGGGAAGGCTGGACATCACCTATAAGGAATACTTGGCGCATGAAAAGCTGAGAGCGTGCATCAATGATCAAACCAGATACCGGATGTTTGTCGGGCGGACGATCTTTAGCTACTCAATGAACTTCTTGAAGAGCAATTCAGTGGTCCGCGAACAGCTCAAGGCGCTTGAACACGAGAAGATCGAGAATCCACTTCGGTTTTTTGCCCCGTCAGGCGACCAATCGTTGCAATTTCTTAACAATACGACCGATGATATTGTGATCTTAACGGCTTGTAACCGCTTTGGAAAAACTCAGAACGGAGTTGTTAAGCTATTAATAAATACAACACCGTGTGATCCGTCGTGGGAAATCTTCTCAAAATACAATGTCACGCACATCCCGTTTTTGAGTGGTCGGAAGGCGGGAATATCGTCCTATGAAATGTCATCTCACTCTGCAACAATCCTCCCGATGATGCTGGATTGGTGTCCGCTGGAGCAACTGGGGAAATATGCGAAGAACTACAAAGGAAAGGGCGGGAAAACTGTATCGCTACGAACTGGCATAAGTGCCATATTACCACTGACTTGCGGTTCTGAATATAAGTTCCTTGCCTGCTCTCAGGGACAGGGGCCATATGAGTCGGATGTTCGTGAGTTCTGGCTATGGGATGAGCAGGGTGAAGAAGCGAAGTTTGATGGAGCGGACGAACGTGCTAGAACGACGCTATCAGGTGGCCGTCATTATATGCCAATGACCCCGCATAAAGTTGAGGGCAGACCAGATACGGGTGGAGGTAGCTGGATCAGCAAGCTTTGGGAGTCGGATGTAGCCAAAGGGCGATCAATTGCGAAGTATAAAGGCAACGTCTGGGATGTTCCTGACTGGATTTACCCCGAATCATCAAAGGTCAAAGCTTATGCAAAGTGGGTCGAGGAACCTGCCGCGCAACAAAATGACAAGGTTCGGCGCGAGGGATTGTCCCGATTCTTTGGCGATTGGCATGAGTCATCCGGCTTAGTCATCGATGAATGGGATAGCTCAAAGCATGTAATCGAACCATTTGACATTCCGAAGCACTGGACTTGGTATCGCGGAGTTGACCACGGCATCACACATCCGGCTGCCGCGCTTCAATGCGCAGTTTCCCCGGCAGGTGATATGTTTATTTGCAAAGATTGGTTGCGAGTTGGCTTGGTTGTCTCTCAGATTGTGAAGGAAATCATCGAGTGGAGCGGTAATTCTCGGAAGAAGATCGGCACCTACATGAATCCGAAGACCGATATGAGCTATGATAAATACTTGGAAACATTTCATGGCCGAAAATTCCAATGGACGGTATTTGATCCGCGAGCGTGGTCAGCCAAGCAGAACGAATCCGGCATGTTGCTCCACAAGATTTATGAGGTGCATGGTCTAAAGATGAAGAAGGGGAGCGGGAAGCCGTGTGAGCATTATATTCCGCTGATGAAAGAATGGTTTGTGATCGATCCAGAGAAACCGCACTTTGTTACTGGCGAGCTTGGCGCACCGCGCATCTACGTGTTCAACACCTGTGGCGATTTTATCCGCACAATTAAGCGCTGGGTCTGGAGCAGTCGAAAGACTCGAAGCGAGAGCGCCCGTGACAAGGAATCACCAACCAAGATCGATGATGACTTGATGGATGTGCTGAAATACATCATTCAGGCGAATCCGAAATTCAGAGGTAATGTCCAGCAGGCAGACTCTGAATATTATGATGGGCTGGGCGATTATGACGACGAAGAGCAGGAGAGTTCCTTTAAACCACTAAATTCAATCACGGGATATTAAACATTGACGCAAGTTCAAGAATGTAATAATAACCAAATAAGATACATATTTGTAACGGAGAGAGAATGCGCGACATAAAAGCAAGAAACGGTATGGTATTTGCAATACGCGACGAAGCCGAATCAAGTCGAGGCGGAATAGATATAAGCGAAGGTGCGATTGTTAAGTCAATGGATGCCACCATAGCATTTTGCGATGATAATTGCGGGTTTGCAGAGAGTGGCGATCGGATTCACTTGCCACATTTTGGCGTTGATGACATTGAGATTGATGGCGTTGAGTATGCAACCTTCCGCGATTCACGGCTTTTCTTTGCGAATGGCTCCCCGATAAACAAATACGTATTGGTTCGGAAGTGTGAAGAGGATCATGTTCGCGATGAAAGCGGAGAGATTGCGCTTTACATGACCAATAAGCACATTGAAACAACTAATTGGTGCGAAGTATTGGAATGCGCCGATGACTGCCAATCAATGAGCAATGAATATCAAGGCTTGTTCACTCCGCTAGTAGAAAGCGATGAGCGGCTTGCGCGACTTGGGAATAGCAAGGATTTTTGCGTTCACGAGGATTTAATAAAGTTTGTAACTGAGGGTTAACTCTATGAGTACTAGCCAAGATTTTGTACCTAATGAAGCTGAGATCGAAGTAACACCGGCGCTGTTCAATACCGGCGTGGTAAATCTGGCAGAGAATGAGGACATCACTGGACAGGTGATAATGTGCGTCCATGATTATGAGGCGCGATACACCGGTCAGCGAGAGGAATGGGATCGCGACACAGATGGAATCTGGAATCTTCAGGATGCAATGTGGCGCTGTGGGCTAAATGATGCAGCCGTTCAATCCGAGAAGCAACACGGAGCGAATGAGCCGGATGAATGGGAACGCGCCAAAGTTGGATCAACGCTATTATACCGGCAGGTTACACAGAAGGCGTCGAATCTTTATGCGGTGATGACCTCTCGCGATATGCCTTTCAACTATGATCCGATTTCTGATTCAGAGTTTGAGAAGACCGAGGATGCCGAAGATCGTGCAACCAAGCTAAACCTCTTAGCTAAATGGTCGATGAAGAATGACAATTTCAAAGTCAAAGCAATTGATTTCTCCACTCAGCTATACAAGCGCGGGAATACGCCGGTGATGGTTGAATGGATTCAGGAGATCGGAAAGAAGAAAGTAAAGGTTCCAGTATTTGCTGAAGATGGCGTAACGATTGAGCGCTATGATACTCAGGAATTTGAGGGCACGATTGTGAACCGGCCAACCTTTAGGCTGTTCGATATCAAATCGTTATACGCAGATACTGCAATTGGCAATATCCAAGACCAAGAATGCGTGATTGTGACATCGATTGTTAGTATTACGGATATTGCGACAGAGATCCGCAATGGTTCATACAGGGACGGTCTACTCGAAGATCTTGGCAAGGATAATCAGTGGGATGGATTCTCCGGCGGCAATGACGGGCAGGACTCTCAGAAGGAAAATCGCGGACTTGATCTGCACCAATCGGATGCAGGGACAGGACAGTACCTAAAGCGCGAGGTTTTCGTTAACCTTCCAATTGATCAAGGTGAAGGCAAGAAGGCATCTGACGCTAATTGGGATATTGCAAAGAATGTTCCAGAGCGATACCGAGTCACAATGATCGGGAATACGCCAACGACTTCGCTGGTTGCTTGTATTCAGCGGAATCCAGAGCCTGATGATGCGATACCTATCGAGCTTATCCACGCAAATCCAGACGATGACAACTACCTATATCACATTTCTGATTACGAGGTGGTAAGAAGCGATATCGCAGTTGAAACGACTGTATTGCGGCAATTGGTTGACAACAACACATTGGTAAATAAGCCGCCATTGGTTGAAGAAGAAGGCGCAGTTCGTGGAAATGATCGCACATTCAGCCCGACAGCGAGATGGAAGGCTGACAATATTAATGCGATCAAGACATTTGATATTCGCCCACTCGCACAAGAGAATATTCCGGTACTTGAATACATCAAAGACGATGCAAATAACGCGAACGCGATTGACAAGAACTCGGTTGGTGAAAGCTTTGGTGCCAGAACAACCGGAATCGAAGCAAGCAACATTAATGCAAACTCAAGGCGACCGAATATTGTCAAAATAGAATATGCGCTGGAGCAGTTATTCCAGTTCTATGCCAAGCGCCTCAAGGTGAATTGGGAAGCATATGGCCGTCACGATCAAATTATCCAGATCACGGATGAGAACGAGACTCGCGTATTTATTAAGCCGGAGAATCTTGGCGGTGAATATGATATCGTGATTGATGTAGTTGACGACATGAAGGATGATGAGGTCAAGGCACAGCGGCTTATTAACGGCGCGAATACCTTTGCCACGATCCCGCAACTGGCGAGTCAAGTCGATTGGTCGATGATTGCTGAAGAAATGGCTGATAGCTTATTTGGAACCACGAAGTTTGTGACCGGCGATAATGACGGCGACGCAATTGAGAATGCCAAGCGAAACGTTGTGACAATTTTAAATACTGGCGTTATCCCAGAGTTCACGCCGAACATGAATCTTAAGAAGCACCTTGAGATTTTCAAGCAAGAGCGCAAGCGCTGGGTTGGCAGTGAAGAACAGAACCCGAACATTGAGATGCTTGATCAGGCGATTTCCCAGCTCGAAGAAGCCATTGCACAACAATCATCAGGGCAAGGGATGGGTGCGCAACAGGCGGCACTTCCAGATACAAATGCACAAATACAGCAACAGCTAACCTCGGGGGCGCTCGGTGGCCTACAATAATATAGAGAAGCTTGGGATCGATAAAAGCGATTTAGACCGGTGGAGTAGATCGCCAGAGTCGCAGGCGTTTTTGATTGAGATCAAAGTACTCAAAGACAAGGCGCTTAGTCACTTGCTTAAGAATGGAAGCGCAGAGCATGACACTAATTCGGCTACTTTCAAGGCATTTGAATCAGTCGAGAAACTTTTTATTGAAGCACAGGAAAAATGATTTCACTCACTGAGGAGTGATAATGGCAAAGTGATACATATTTGTAATTAGGTGTTGACTTGTTACATAAATGAATCATACAAAGAAATAACAACAAGGAGAGTTACGTGTTAGACGAAGCACTCAATGAAGAAGCAGAACAAGACCTAGTAGATCTTTTGGCCAAACAGGGCGAAGAGGTTGAGGGTGTAGAAGAAGTTGACGGATTACCGGACGATTTACCGGAAGATCCCGCCGAATTGCGCCAATTGATCACCGACTATCAGAGTCGAGTAGGAAAGCGGAACAAGACTATTAAGCGGAGATCGGAAGCAAATCACCGGATGCAGGATGAGATTGACGAGCTTAAACAGCAACTTGCCTCATTCCAGAATCAGTCAACGTCAGCGTCTGATGTGGAGACGCAAAATCAAGAGCGTGAAAAGGTTCTTGAATCGTGGCGGGAAAGTGCTAACGACGACCCCGGTAAAGCAATTGACTTTGCAATGTCTCAGATTGGCGATGCACAAGGCAAGACGGTTGAATACCTTGCCAAAATGCAACAAAATTTTGAGGATCAGATTGCATCACTCAAGGGCGAAATGAATCCGAAGCGGCAAAAGTATCGTGAGAAGATTGATCAGTTGAAGTCGAATCCTCGTTTTTCTGGGTTCTCTGATGATCAGTTGGAAACGCTGGCCGAGACTCTTGGTGGGGTTAAACCTCCCAGCACCATTGGCGGGAAACCGGTAGTGGCGACGAAGACCAAAGAGAAACGACGGGACGAATTGCGTAAGCAAGCGAACGCATACTTTACGAACGGAATGGGGTAAATAGTTATGGCAACGCAAAATGAAGAAGTAAGCATAGATGAACTCAAAGAAGAGGCGAAAGCATTAGGAATAACGCGGACGCATCTTTACAAAGACGCAGACAAGCTTCAGGAGAAGATTGATGACGTGAAGGCTCAAGGCGAAGAACGAAGTACTCGCAAGAAGGCTCCAAAGCTCAAGGTATCCGGTTTGGCCGGTACATCTCGGAATGGAATAATCCGAGCGCTTGAGAAGGAAGATCCCGACAGCAAGTATCTAACTCAAGCCGCAAGTTTGACCGCATCAGAAGCCGAAGCAAAAGGTATCGAGATTGTCAAGAAAGGCAATGGAGAGATCATGTACTGCGGCGAAGACATCGTATGCCGAACAGACCGAGAATCATATAATGCATGGCAGAGTGATCGAACTGAGAAAAGTCTCAACGCTATGAAGTCGATTGACAAAGATCTTGAGACTAAACATGGCGGTAAGAAAATTCAAGCATGCACTGAACAGGCGAAGATTGGGGGAGATCCCGAAGAAGCCTAACATAACTATTGGAGGTTGTTATGACAGTAGCACTCGTAGAAGGCGTCCCTGAAGTCGTAAAGGCTGGTGGAGCCGTTGAAGAACGCTATGATTATGTAGATGGTGGCGTATTAGCAGCAGGCGATTTAATTCGCGTCACAACTGGCGGAGAAATTAAAGTCTCCGGCACAACTTCGACATCACCACCGCACGGAGTTTCTCTGTATGCGGTCGCGTCAGAAGTAAATGAACCAGCCCCTGTCCTATTATTCGATGATGATACGAATATTTCTATTCCATGCATCGATGGCGTTAAACCTACGGATTTATCCAAAGGTTCGACGTACACACTCGAAAAAGGAACTGGTGGCGTATGGGGAATCACAAGCACAACCACCAATGGTGTCGCAACCGTAGTTGGTTATGCAGACGATGGAATTCCTTGGATAGACCGTTATGGTTCATTCGATCAGGATTCTGGAACTAATCAAAACCGTGTGATTGTACGTATTACTCGTGCATTACTCGACACCTACGCGGCATAAGGAGAAATATCATGGCTTGGAATTTTGGTGAAAGTGTAAAAAATTCGGTTCGTGTAGGCTCTGGCTACCAGTTGCTTGACGATGAAACTGCTGACTTCTATCAGGCTGGTCTTGATGAAGCTAGCTCTATTCTGGCGAAAACGCCGGTACAGGGATCAAAGTACTTCAAGGTGCGTAATACCACCAAGAACAACATTTCTTCCCGCGACATGTACGGAATCGGTCTGGCAGAGGTTAACTCCGACGTCGAAGCCCTTCCGATACAGAAGGCTATTGCTGGCTTTGATCAGACGATCACCTCGTTTGGAATTCGCCAGAGTATGGGAATCGGACGTGAGGCGATGGATGATGATCGTTTCGGCGTGATCATGGATCAGACTGGACGCTTGATGCAGTCCGGCGAAAAAACAATTGAGCGTATCCTTGCGGATGCCTTCAATCGTGGATTCGGAACGGCTGATGGTGGAGCAACTGCTACGACTAATCTGTCCATGTTGGCAGAGGATGGACTTGCGATGTTCTCCGGCGCACGTCCCCAACCTCGCGCAACTGCTGGTACTTGGGAAAACCTAAACACTGCTGGCGCTCTAACGCCTTCGACCGTTGCGGATGCTCGCACTCAGTTCAACACCTACCTTGATGGCAACGGCGATCTTGCACCGCAGTTACTTGAAAAGGTGATTGTTTCTCCTGAGCTGGAAGATACGATGCGTGAAATCAGCGGAACGACCTTGAAGGTTGATACCTCGTTGAACACCACGAACATTGTGTCCGGCACTTCCTATGAAGTGTGGCACTGGTTGGAAGCTAACACTATCGTCTATTGTGGCGATGGAGAAAATGGACTTGAGTTCCATGTTCGTCAGAACCCATCAACCTACACTTGGGAAGATGGCAACAACCCTGACCTGATTCGGACCCGCTTGCGGATGCAACTGGGAACCGGTCTGAAGCGTCCGGGTAAATTCATCGGTCAGCTTACTAGCTAAGTTTGGCAAATGTATTGGGAGCGCCTTAACCGGCCTCCCTCTTGATTCATATTAAGGAGATTGTTATGGCGGGTAATAAATGGGATCTGGTTGGATTCGCATGTACGACAGAAAACGTTCCTTACGGGAATACATTCACGGTTGCGGGGCTACCAAGCCCACAGGCTGGCGGGATTATTTACGTGAGCAATGGAGCGGCAGGAGATCCGATTCTTGCATATAGCGACGGAACAGATTGGTTGCGCTCTGATACGGGTGCGGCTGTAAGCGATAGTTAAGGAGAATTATTATGGGCAATAAATTCAACCTAGAAGGTATGAGCGTCGATGATAGCAATAATATCGACACGACTGGTAGCGTAACAGCTACAGGCGGATTTGTTGGCGACCTTGATGGCGACGCAACGGGATTGGAAATGTCTGGGCCAACTGATATTGTTAGTATCGTATCAAGCGGTGTTAATGGCGGAATAAGCATAAATGCGAATGATACGACGACGATTGATGGTGGTAAGTTGGATATACGGACTGATACCATCGAGATAAGAAATCTACCGACATCTGACCCAACAAACGCAAACCAACTCTGGAGTAATTCAGGAGTGTTAACTGTTAGCGCAGGATAATTCAGGAGAAAGAGCATGGGAAACAAATTCAATTTAGAAGGAATGAGTGTTGACGATAGTAACAATATCGTGACCACCGGGGATGTAACGGCTGCTGGCATAACTGCCTCGGGGAATGTTGCTGTTACTGGAAGTATTATTGCATCAGGCGGAGTGACTGGAAAGTATGCAGTATATACAGAGGCGGGGGCACTTGATAAAAGTTGCAATATAGCGGCTGTTAATAGTTCCGCCGCCCCTGCTGGATTTACGTTAACTCTTGAGGACGGAAGCGCTTTGGAAAATGGGCACACGATGAGAATTTTTGCCAATGGGATGGATGGGAATATTGTTGTCGGTGATCAGTCATACGGAAACTTCTCAACACTTACTTTTGACGCGGAAAACGAATATGCAGATATTACAGTTATTCAGTCATCATGGTTTGTCACGTCAGCAACAGCAACGATAGGATAACCATGAAAAAATGGATTCGTAGATGGATTGTGAAGCAGGTTCTTCAAGAGATTGAGGAAAATGGACTTGAAATCGGCGGGTACAAGGTGCATGTTGTCGATGGAACGTTCACAATAACGAAGGGTTAAGATGTCCAACATTAATCTTTATACGATATACAACCGGAAGCGCACAAAATTCGGGATCAACGATTCTGATAACTTCCGCGAGTATTTTGTAGGTGCATTAAATCTGGTTTATTCAGAGTTCAACGAGAAGGTTTTTGAGTCAGCATTGCTCGAACCAATCGGCTCCTTTGATGACATTATTGACAAGCGTATGGTTGGATTCACCAGCCTTACGTTTGATCAAGGCTCTGATCAGGCGATTGAGACTAGGGATTTCTGGAGCGTTGAATACGATCTGGAGCGCCTGTCTGCCACGAATGGATTAACCGATACGATATCGGATGATAACTCGAATGTGGTTATTTCTATTCTGAATGGAGTTGTAAGCATGGTTGGCGACTCGGTGAGTTGCACAGCAACGCTTCCTGAAACCGTGACGATGAAGGTGTCATTTGTTTCCGACAAGGATGGCAACCGATTTGTCGTTGATGGCTCTACATTATCCGCGACTTATACCGTTGGTAATGCGAATACTGTGCAGCCGATTGGCACAATATCCGCGCATGTAATCAGTGGCGTCTCTGGATTTGATCTGCTTCGCACTCGGTTCCTTAGCGGCGCGTCTTTGATTTACGACTTCTTGCTGAATGAGGAAAGCCTGAAGACGGGCGAGACCGACACTCTGTTAGATGAAATCGCTTCGTATGAATTGACTGTACTGGCAGATCCCGCTGTATTTGAAACGCGGTACATCGAGCCATCGACCGGCCTTGATTTCCGCTATCGATCCGCACTTGAAATGGGACTGGATTATCACTTGCAAGATGGCGGTCAATTTGGACTTGAGCCGGAACCGGAGCGCGAACGGAAGTGGTATAATCGCGGAGTTAAAAGCGCACGGGAGGCATACTCCCAACTGACG